AGCTGAAAGTCTTGTCAGGGTAGTCGGGAAGTAGAGCGAAGCTGTATGCTGGTTACCAGCAGCCCACGAAGCGCCAAGAACATGCGTCTGGATTTCCATGAACTGAGTTGCCGCCACATCAGAGCTAAGCGAGTCCCTAATGAATGGAATCGCAACAGAGCCGGTTCCTTCAACGTAAGAGTAGGAAGGCGCTGCTTGGTCCAGAGTGCCGGTGATAGTTGAGGTTTGCCACGCATCGCCAAGAAGAGGTACAATGTTCCTCGTACCGCCGCCGTCTTGGTGTGCCCTCGATGACCCAGAAAGAACCATGAAGCCCGGTGGACGTGGAGGTCCAAAGACTCCGAAAGGCAGAAGACGAGTGTCGATGCTATTAATATCGGGATTCATCTCGATGCGAATAATCTCAGAGCGATTTGCAAACTCGCCATACTCTCTCGTGCGACGATCATCGTAATCCCACTCGACATATCTGTCGCCTATCTTTCTGGCAACATAATTTTGCGACTGAGGATTGAGATTGCACTCGGAGAATCTTTCAATAATATTTGGCTTAGAATCCGAATCATTAGCCGCACGGACAACAACAGTGAATGAGCCGTAGGTATCAAAGTCATTGGTTGAGGACTTAATATCCTGAATAGAAATCTTGTAATTCTCTTGGATATATTCGCCGCCATCACGACCATGGAAGCGGAAAAGCTTTGTCATATTTCTAGCGTCGTATGCTGCATTGCCTGCACCCCCGACAGAGGTCAGGTCTTGCGAGAAAAACCACCCTGTTCTGGGGTTGATGAAGCCGGTTTTTCTATCAGCCCACTGGTTTGTTCCTGCCGACACCAACGAGGTAGAGCCTGAGTTAATCGCTGCAATAAAGCCAAACACCTTGCCTGTATCTGTTCCAAGCTTATCAAAGAGATAAGACTCGTATGTCTCTCCAAGCCAGTAGCGCGGCTCGCCCTCGCTAAGAAGAGCAGTATTTGTAATCGTCGAATTAACAGTCGTCGGGTTTGTATTGAAAACCTTTCGGATGTACTTGTCGCTGTTACGATTAAAATTGAACTCTGTCTTCAAAAGCTCATTGCCAACATCATCCATAACCATTCCTGTAAAGGTCATGGTCGAATCAGAGGCGATGACTGTAGCCGCGCCAGAGACATCAATCTCGGCAACATCTGCGGTCGCTGCCGGTGCGCCACCCGACAGAATTATACTTGAGCCAGAATTGCAATAGAAAATAGCAGCCAAGGACCCCGTCATGGTTCCTCGCGTTGTAGCAGACGTAGCTGAACTAGACTCATGCACGAAGAGACCATAAGCGCCGCCCTTCTGTCTACGAACATCAAGATCCTGATCGCCAGAAAACTCTTGAGCAGTATTCCAACCAGCAGTAGCATCGGAGGTGCCGTTGTTGGCGGGGTTTTGCTCCCCAAGCATGCGGACATAAGTCACAGGACCAACTTGTGCGTCCAAATAAGCCTGTGCTGCATACACACCATATGTTGGACCGGCGATGTTACCTTCGCGGAAATAGTCGCCTCCTCCACCGCCAGCTTGTGGGGCTCCAAAGACATCTACAAACTCACTAAAAGACTCAACCGTGTAGGGTCTATTAGCAGGTCCCTTCCGAGCGCGTCCAATAAAAACAGGACCCACTTCGGGCGCAACCGCTGGTAACTGAGAGTTATCAATTTCTCTCAAGAAAATACCGGGCGAAACAAACTTAAATTTTCTTACATCTGACATTACTTCTGGTCTCCTTTAGAACTGCAAAGATTCCAAGTTTCGTAAGTAAATAGTATATTATAAACCGAATCTCTCTTTAGTCTCTATAAAATCCTTTCTTTAAATACTCATTGATATCCCCGTAGATTACATGTTCGCGAGGCATCTTAACCTCAACGGCATTTTCTCTTGTGGTGACACGGGGTCGCTCATCATTTTTACCTTTACCAATCAAGTAGCCAAGCACTTTGATATCAACCGTATTTAAGTAATAGCGACTGTCATCGCCCATATTAACGGCATTACTGTTGTCACTAATATCATTTTGAATAAAACCTTCAAAGCGATGACCATCTCTTTCCATAAAAAAGTTATTAATTTGACCTGTCTCGGTTAACAAAGGCTGTATGATTTCGTTCATCTGTTGCAGATATTCCGTCCTGATGGACAGGGTGTAAGATCCAACCACATAAACAGGTATGGGGAACGTCTTTGTTTCGTAGACCACCTTCTTGTTGTCAAAAGGAAAAGTCTCTTGATTAAAGCGCCTCTTTGCTGTTGCATTTGCAAATTTAGATGTTTTAGTCTGCTCTATCCTTCTAGAAACAGTCAGGGATCTTGCCCCGCCCTTTGCATCGTTTGCGTTTGGAATATGCGCCCAAGCAACACCCTTCATCGCCGGGTCTTTTTGAAAGCCATTTCTGTGCAGTGTTATCATGGGCAAAATGATTCGGCTACTACCATCTCGAATGTCTCGGTCTGACTTCACCTGCCAGCTTCTTTCCCCGCTAACCCATCTAATCTTCACCTTCTCCCACCCCTTGTTCGTGGTTGCAAAAGGGTCTACAGTCTCGTTTAGCCAGTCATAGAAAGCATAATCAATCGTCTCTATGGTTGACGGCATTAGCGTCATTTCACGGACTTTATGATTATCTTTGCCAACTATTGTTTCATCACTCGGCATTGAAAGTTCCCTCTCTGACGGCTGTGCAGCGTGCAGCGATCTCCATTCTATTGTCTATCTGACCGAAAAGGCGTGATTCAGACAACTGAACGATCTCATAGTAAATATCTCCGTAAAGAACGAAATCGCCCTGCCTGACAAATAAATCTTGATCTTCTGTTAATCGGCGTCGATGAAAATGAACTGTGATGTTGGCATCGAAATCTATACCGACGTTATCTGTGTATACAGTTTGATAATCTATCATCTCAACAAGAGCCATAACACGAATGGGAGGCAGGAAAGTTTTAACTATAGCCTCTCCATAAAGGTCATGAAAGTTAGTCCTGTCTACATCAATGGGATAGTAAACAATCTTTTGCCCTATGACCTTCTCAATTAGCTCGTCGTTTACCTGCTTGACAAGATCTCTTTCCTTCTTACCGGTAAATAAAGGAGGTGGGGGAGAATCTGGTTGTGACCATTTGTTTTTAGTAGACATCCTTTATCACCCCTGATAGATAAACAGCGGAACATACTTGTTTGTAGTGTTCACGCTCGTCATAAGTGCTGCCTCTTGCTCCGCGATCTTAGCGTAGGTCATTTCATCAAGCACGGTCTTTAGCTCCTCACGCAAAGCTTGTTGTTCATCTTTTGCTTGCGAAAGAAGGTCCGAACCATTTAGATTTACAGATTCTCCCGGTATTGGAATAGTTGCGAACTTACTCCTAACTTGACCCAGTGTCTCCTTTGTCAGTGCTAGCGCAAATCTACGAATCCATTGTTTACCAATTGCATTTATGGAATCATAAGGAATATTTGTGAACGGCAGCGTATTCATATTGTTGATGCCATCAACTCCCGTCTCTTGGTTGTTTTGATCTTCCCAAGCGTTTTCTTCATTATCAATAGTAAAATTAACCCACAACTTACTAACGATATCTGCATCTGGTTCTGGGTATATGCGGATATTATTGTTATGTATCTCGTAAGAGTAGTGAGACAATCTAGTGTATAGATGATCTTCATAAGCCGCTGCCTGCATTTTATTCTGCCAAACCGGAACTATTTCAAAGGTAGAGTCATCGGTATACTGACCATAGCCATAAATAGAGCCGTTACCAACAACATTAAGACCGCCATAATAGCCAAAGAATCTCCACATTGACTGCGGGGTCTTATAAAATACCCTCTCTATGGTGATCCTCTTGTTGCCAACCTGCAAGGCATATGGATAACCCGAGTCTGAAACAGCAGCAGAGCTAGAAATCAAACTTTGCAAGTCATAGTCTTGGACCCCCGTCTCTAGATCAATGGAGGCAGAATAATAAGGCTTGTGACCACCAAAGCCCGCGTATTGAGCGGTTGCCGGTCCAACACGCTTCGGATACCTTAAATCAAACTTAGGATATTTTAACTCAATCTGGCTACCGCTAAGTGCGTCGCCCCCTTTCATTACACCGTTGTGATCAAAGCTGGCTGTTGCTTGCCCAAGGACATCGCCAAGAATGTTTTTAGCCTGATGAGTATTAACAATATACGAATACTCCAAGCAAGCTTCTTCATAATTAGCGTATACCGAACCGGAGGTAACCTCGATATCTAAGATATCGCCGCCAAGCTTTTGGTATGTATACGCCACCTGATCTGATGCGCCAGATAAAAAGTCAGCCGAGCCCGTGTACATACCCAACGGGCATGCTGAAGATACGTCAGTCGTTGAGCCCGTAGCTGGGAGAACAACTGCGCTTTGCTGACTTACTGGATTTAGCTTGGGTATAGCCATGCATGGTTCCTCCTATCATAATAAATAGTCAGCCACACAACAAAAGAGCGCTACTTCTTAGAAGTTGTCTTTTTGGCTCTGGCAGTAGTGGCTTTGCGCTTAGGTGCAGCTTTTGCTTTAGGCTTTGCCTTTGGCTTGGGCTCAGGAGCGATCTCCTCTTCGACAACATCTAAGACTGGAGTCTCTACCTCTTCAACAACGGGAGGCATCTCCTCTATCGCCTGCTGATTAGATCGTTCTGCCATTCTGGGGTGATTTGCAAATTTTGTCCCAAACTTCTGTGGCTTTGCCAACATTCTTCTTTTCTTACCCATGTTTATCTCCTATTGGTCCATGATGGATACTATAAATAGTTTTAAGTAAATAAAAAACCCGCTCTCCGAAGAGAGCGGGTTAAGATTATTATCTAATCTCTAAGGCTTATCAGCTTGCGCCAGACTCACCAAGGAGACCGCGACAGATAACCAGACCGTACATATCAGGACGCACCATCTTCTTGGCGTACCGAGTCATGACACCCTTACGGGGCACGAAGTCCTCGATACCGAAGATAGTCGGCGTGACCTGAAGTGGCACATACGGAGCGTAAACATAGCCCGACTCAAGGAAGCTGTTACCCTTACGACCGACCAGAAGCACGTTCCGGGGGAAGTAAGGATCGACGTACACGTCGAACTTCTTGGAGAGCGAACCAACGTTCACAGCACCGATGGTACCAGCATCTTGATCAGCAGTGACGCTTGCTCGGAAGCCAGCCGTAAACTCAAGGATGTTTGCAACCTCGGGCGAAGTCACCACGAAGTTAGCACCACCCCGCAGAGTCTTGCGGTGGATCTGAGCGGACACATCATTGATGGTCTCGATGAGGGTCTCGTACCACTCGGACACGGTACCGGTGAAGTCAGGAGCAGCCGAAGATGCACCAATCTCAGCACCAGTGGTTCTGTTCACGAACAGACCCGGCGAGCGCGACCAGTAGAACGTACCAGCGGTAGCACCCTTAATGAGGTCCTCAAGGATCTCACGGTCAATCTCAAGAGCAATCTGCTCAGACAGAATGCTAGTAAGCTCAACCTCGGCATCCAAGTTGTGGTAAGCGTTGAGGTCCTGACCTAACTCAGGGGTCCATTTCGCTTTCAGCTTCTTGGTGATAGCCGTGACGCTCACGGAGTCAACCTTGATGTCGATCTCTGGGATCGCTGTTTGGTCCTCAAGACCCCAAGTAGTGGTTGCACGAACAGCGCCAATTGCCTCATCCGAACCAGCAGTTGGCGTGCCATTGAAGTTGTCCGCAATTGGGAACTTAAACTTCTTAATGGGCGCGGAGCTTGTAAGGTTATCCA